AACATATACTTATGATACGAGAACTAATCATCAGATTAATAAACCATCTGTCCGTAGAAGTACACCCGGATGCGGAATGGTTTTAAGCATAAGGTTGCAAGGTACGATTTTAAGACGGTCGCAATGGATTTAACCAGCCATGTAAGATACATTATCGGGGAATGTATAAAAATTCCTTGTAACCTTTCAATATAGAATATTAGCCTTTTCTAGAGAGGCGTCTGCATATAATTAATTTAAGTATTAACAATTAAAAATTTCTAAAATTATGGGAAATTTTGATGTCGAAAAGACAATCGTAGTTCCGGACAGTGGAGGTAGTGGGAATAACTTCCTTGCAGGTATGCTTGCATCCGCTTGTCAGTCTAAAGGTCTTGATGCTAACGCAGTAATGGCTTTGTGTGGAAACAGAAATGGCTCATTTGGAAATGGCTGGGATGGTATTATTGCTCTTATTGTCATCGCAGCAATCTTCGGAGGAAATGGCAATGGTTTATTTGGCGGTAATAACAATAATAGCACAGAGCGCCAGATGCTTATGGATGCAATTCAGCGCAATGGCGTTGATATTAGCCAGTTGGCAAGCACTTTGAATTGTTCTGTTGGTCAGGTACAGGCTGCTATCCAGCAAGTTGCTAGCCAGATATGCAGTGTAGGTAATCAGGTTGGTATGACTGGTCAGCAGATTATCAACTCAATTCAGCAAGGCGATATGGCTCTTACTCAGCAAATCTGCAACTGCTGCTGCGACATTAAAACAGGTATCAAGGACCAGACTATTGCATTGCAAGGAGAGCTTAATAATGTTAATCGTAGTGTTGAACGTGGATTTGCTGATGTTGGCTATGCAACTCGTGACCAGACTTGTAACATTGAAAAGCATATTGCTAAAACGTTGAATTTCAGTCCTTATAGCGAAAATGCTAGTTATCTAGTTGGTGAAATTATAAGAAACATGTTTTATAACATAACAAAGAAAATGCTATGCTAGAACTCATTGAAGCAAAAGACCTAGAAGCTCTTATGTTTTTTATAACTGTTAGAGTAGTAATAATAGTTATATGCTGGATTTTCTCTACTATAGCGTGTATCGTTGATTTTTGGAGTGGTACATTAACAGCAAAGATTTTAGGCGAAAAGCTTATGTCTCATGGCTTTAGGCGTACTGTTGTAAAAATAGGCGATTATGCTAGAGTTCTCATGTTTGCATTTATGGTAGATGCTTTAGGAAGCTTGCTATCGTTTTATATACTGCCATTTGCAACTATGCTTTGTGCTTTAGCAATACTTTGTATAGAAGGCAAATCTGTATTAGAAAATAGCAAAAGAAGAAAAGCGCATGCCGGAGATGTTCCAGATATGATTAAGCAGATTATTCAAGCAGCTACTACTGAACAAGGCAACGAAGTCTTTAATAAAATAGTAAAACAAGTATCTCTTAACAATAAAGAAAAATGAGAAAAGTTAATAAGCTTATAGTGCATTGCTCAGCAACGCCTGAAGGTAAAGACGTTAAAACTGAAACTATCAGGGATTGGCATGTTAATGGTAATCACTGGAAGGATATTGGTTATCACTATGTGATTGAGCTTGATGGCTCTATTCATAAAGGCAGAGATGAAAGTGTAGTTGGAGCCCACTGCTCAGGTCAAAATGCAAACTCTATAGGAGTATGCTATGTAGGAGGCGTTGCTAAAGACGGTAAAACTCCTAAAGATACGCGCACTGAGGCTCAAAAGCAATCTTTACTCGAATTGCTGAAAAGCTTAAAGGTAAAATACCCAAATGCTACTATTCATGGACACAGAGAATTTGCAGCTAAGGCATGCCCCAGCTTTGATGCTAAGTACGAGTATAAAGACCTCTGAAGCACATAAAAACCATTCTCGTGTATAAGAAATTATTACGAGAATGGTTTTTATATTAAATATGAATAATAACAAATAAAACTCAAAGATTATGCGAGAATTAGCGAGAATAATTACACTTATATTTTTAGCCACTATATTATATGGCTGTAAGTCAATTCAATATGTGCCAGTGGAAACAACGAAAAGAGATACTACTTACTTATCTCAGACCAAAATTGATAGCATATATCATAGAGATTCAATCTATGTAGAGCGCAAAGGCGATACCGTGTATCTCAGTAAATATAAATACTTGTATAAATACATAGAAAAGTGTGATACTCTTTGGCGAGAAAAAGTTGATACAATTCAAGTTGCATACCCTGTAGAAGCTCGGCTTACTAAATGGCAAAAGATAAAAATTAATATTGGTGAATACCTGATAACCGCCATAGCCTTAGTAATTATATGGCTGTGTGTAAAATACTTCATAAAGCGGTAAACAACAGAAACAATATAAACAAGTCATTGTTTACGCCTAAAGTGCTCAAAATTAATTACTTATATATACTGTAAACAAAGAAACAATAATTTCATTAAATCTTTTCGTATTAAAAGCCGATATTTCTTATTAACCTTAATGTTAATCGGAAATTAAGAAATTAAGTTTGAAATATATAGGGGCATTGTTTTTATTGTTTCTTTGTTTACAGCAATTTCAAAGCCGCACTAAAATTGCTGTTTAATTATTTTTAACAAATAAATTTTCAAAAAATAATGGAAAAATTTTTTTCTTTCGAGAATAGTTTGTATATTTGCATATCGAAAATAAGATAATAAAATTCACCAAAATATGGAACAGTTTAATATAGGTAATGTAATTGAGCACTACAAGCTAAATACGGAAGATTTAGCGAAGGTGTTATTTCCTACTGTTAAATATCCGAAACAGGCATTTGACCGTGTGTTAAAGGGTGAAGCCAATTTGGATGTTATACAGTTAGAGCGACTGGCCAATCATATTGGCGTGTTAGTAACTGATTTGTTTTCAGCAAATACTTGGAAAGGTTCATCTGAAGATGGATGCCTAACAATGCTGAAAGGCGGATATAAAGTAAAGCTGAATTATAAAGGCGTGTACGTATCTATATATAAGAATAATGAGCTTATCCACCAAAAGCTCTCAAACGTACCAGATATGACAGTAAACGAGTTTATTAACTATTTAGATAACTTCATTAAAAATTACGAAAATGGAAACCATTAAAATTTCTGTTGAGGTTAGCGTAAACCTGTCTGAAAATACGCAGAAGTTTTTAACTTCATTGTTTGCAGCAGGAGTTCCAAGTGGAGCTCAAGTAGCCGCTTCAGTTTCTAAACCTGCTCCTGCTGCACTAGCAAAGCCAGCTCCCGCAAAACCTACTCCTCAGCCTGCGGCACCTGCCCAGACTCAGAGCGTTGCCGAGCCTGCTCCTTCAGCACCTGCTGCTCCGGCTGCTTCTTCTGCCTCTAAGAGCATTGAGGATGTTCGCGGAATGCTTGCAAAGAAGGTCAATGAGCATCGCGACGTAATCAAGCAGAAACTCAATGAGCTTGGAGCCCCGAGTGTAACAAAGCTTGATCCGGCTAAGTATGATGAAATGTATAACTTCTTAGAGTCACTGTAATTATGTCGAGTACAAAGAAATTGCAAAAAGCAGCTCAGAAGTTTCGCAAAGAAAATCCAGAGCTTTATGCTCAGTGTGCTATTCAATGCTGTTATTTGGCAAAATTGATAAAAGAATATGGCTCAAACGACAAGTAGTACTAAACCACAGAAACATAGTCAGAGGAGTCATGCACTCCTCTCGGCTTCTGGAGCAGGAAGATGGCTGAATTGTACTCCGTCTGCTAAGCTTGAAGATGAATACGGAGAAAAGAAGTCTTCAGTATATGCAGAAGAAGGTACATTAGCTCATGAGCTCTCAGAGCTTTACCTGAGAAAAGATACACTTAACAGCATTAGTGAGCAAGACTTTGACCAAAGGCTCGAAGAGATAATGGCAAATGACTTGTTCAGTGAGGAAATGCTTGAAGTTGTACCTATCTATACGGATTATTGCTCAGAACAATTAACTGAAGCAAAAACTGAAAATCCGTTAGCCGTCATGGAAATTGAGCAGAAACTCGATTTGACGGACTTTATACCAGAGAGCTTTGGAACAGCTGACTGTGTCATTATCAATGACAACCTCATGGAAGTTATTGATTTGAAATACGGAAAAGGAGTTCCAGTATATGCTGAATGGAATAAACAACTTATGCTTTATGGTCTTGGAGCATTACAGAAATATGATACTATGTATGATATATCTGAGGTACGATTGACAATCGTACAGCCACGCATTAACAATATATCTTCATGGCAAATATCTGTAGAAGAGCTTCGCAAATGGGCTGAAGAAGAGCTTAAACCAAAGGCACAACTTGCATTTAATGGTGAAGGTGAACTTAATGCCGGAGATTGGTGTAGATTTTGTGCTGTGCGCAATCAATGTAGAAAGTTGTATGAGCAGCAAATGGAAATAGCAAAGAATGAATTTGCTGAACCCGAGCTTCTTACAGATGATGAGATTGCCGATATTGTTCGCCGTACTCCTAAGCTTGTAGAATGGGCTAATTCTATCGCAGAATATGCACAGAAAAAAGCTATAGAAGAGAATAAGCAATGGCCAGGTCTTAAGCTAGTTGAGGGTATAAGCAGACGCAAATGGGTTGATGAAGACCAAGCCTCAAATGCAATCTTTGCTCGCTGCCCTGAGTTATCAGAAGATGAGATTTTCAACATGAAGCTTAAGCCAATTACTTCTATTGAGAAGATAGTAGGCAAAAAGCGCTTTGAAGAAATTCTATCTGATGTGGTTGTAAAACCTCAAGGCAAACCTACTCTTGTACCGCTTGAAGACAAGAGACCAGCGATGGGCTATAATCAAGCACAACTAGACTTCGCAGAAGAAGCATAACAACTCAAATAATAACAATTAAAATTAAGTAAAAATGGAAAATTCAACAAAAGTTGTAACCGGCAAAGTAAGATTTTGCTATGTGAACGTGTTCGAGCCTACGGCTATGAACGAAGGTGATACCCCTAAGTACAATATCTGCATTCTTATCCCAAAGGATGATGCAAAGACCATCGAAAAGATTAACAAAGCTATCGAGGCAGCTAAGCAGGCAGGCAAAGCCAAGCTTGCAGACAAGAACGGCAAGATACCTTCAAACCTCAAGTTGCCTCTACGCGATGGCGACGATGAGCGCGGCGATGACCCAGCATTCGAAGGCATGTATTTCATTAATGCTAATAGCCAGCGTAAACCGAGCATTGTGGACAAGGACCTCAATCCTATCATGGAGAAAGAGGAGTTCTACAGTGGTTGCTATGGCCGCGCATCAATCAACTTCTATGCCTTTAATGTTTCATCCAAAGGCATCGCAGCTGGATTGAATAATCTTCAGAAGCTCGAAGATGGCGAGATGTTGGCCGGTGGTTCTACTGCTGAAGAAGACTTCGGAGGCGAGAACGAATGGGATGGTGAGCTGATGTAATTTCCTCTCTGCATCAGTAAGTATAGTAGTTTAATGGTAAAACCACAGAGCGCCATTGGTTTGTGTGCCTGTTATGCGGGTTCGAATCCCGCCTATACTCCTAATTTTATAATATCAAATAAGAAATAATGGCGAAATATCTTTTCATAGACGTTGAAACATTTTCCTCAGTAGATATTAAAAACTCTGGTGCCTATAAATATATAGAGTCACCAGACTTTGAGATACTGATTATAGGATATGCATTAGATGATGGGCCAGTTAACATTATTGATTTAGCTCAAGGCGAAGAAATGCCTGAAGAGTTTGAAGAAGCATTACTTGACCCAGAATGCATAAAAGTTGCTCATAACGCAGTATTTGAGCGACTTAGCTTTAAGCGAATAGGATATAACATCCCAGCAGAACAGTGGTATTGTACCTCTGTAAAAGCTGCGTATTGCGGTTTACCACTTTCTTTGGACGGAGTATCAAAGGCTCTTAATCTTACAGATAAGAAGCTTGATACAGGTAAAGCACTTATTAAGTACTTTTCATGCCCGTGTAAAGCAACTCGAGTTAATGGAATGCGTACGCGCAATTATCCAGAGCATGCTCCTGAGAAGTGGGAAATGTATAAAGAGTATAATAAATATGATGTTTTGGCCGAGCGCGAGATATTTCATAGGTTAGAGTCTTATATCATTCCAAAGATTGAGCGAGAAATGTACGTGCTTGACCAAAATATCAATGATAGAGGTATTTTGGTAGATATGGAATTAGCAGAGTCTGCTATTGCAGTAGATAATACTTATACTTCTATATTAACTCAGCATGCTCAGCAATTAACAGGTCTTGAAAATCCAAATTCGCCTGTACAAATTCAGCAATGGATAGAAAAGAAAACAGGTAATGCTATATTGTCACTTTCAAAAGAAACAATGCCTGACCTGCTTAAAGAGTTTGCAGACTATCCAGATGTAATTGAGTTGCTTAATATACGCAAAAAGTTATCAAAAACTTCAATTAAAAAGTATTATGTTATGCTCAATTGTGCTATGAAAGACCACAGAGTTAGAGGTACGTTCCAATTCTATGGCGCAAATAGAACTGGTAGATGGGCAGGTAGATTATTGCAGTTGCAGAACTTATCAAAAAACCATATATCACATATTGGAGTACCGCGTGAACTAATTAGAGCTCGCGATTGGGAAACGGTTGAGATGATGTATGATGATGTTGCGGATATTCTTTCACAACTTGTAAGAACAGCACTTATACCACCACAAGGTATGAAATACGCAGTTGCTGACTTTTCAGCTATCGAAGCAAGAGTTATATCTTGGCTCGCTGATGAAAAGTGGCGATTAGATGTATTTCACGGTGACGGTAAGATTTATGAAGCAACTGGAGAAAAGATGTTTGGAGTACCAAAGTCTGAAATTAAAAAAGGCTCAGTGCTTCGCGACAAGTCAAAAATATCCGAATTAGCATTAGGTTATGAAGGAGGTCTTGGCGCATTAAAGCGCATGGGCGGTGATAAAATGGGTCTTTCAGACACAGAAATGGTGTCGCTCGTACGAAAATGGCGCATGGCCAATCCTAATATAGTTGATATGTGGAAAGAGATTGATGAGGCTTCTAAAGAAGCGGTAAGATATCACAGAGCCGTTAAGTGCACTAGTAAAAATGTTATATTTGATTGTGACGGTGAATTTATGACAATAGAATTACCTGTAGGCAGAAAACTATTTTATTATAAGCCTGAATTCAAAGATAAGAAAATAGGCCGTTCTACAGTTCCAATTCGAAGTTTGTGCTATAGAGGCATCGACCAGACAACAAAACAATGGATAAGCATAGACACCTATGGCGGCAAACTAACAGAAAATATAGTTCAAGCTGTATCAAGAGATTTGTTAGGTGATGCTATGCTTAGAATGGAAAAAGCTGGATATGGAATTGTGGGTTCAATACACGATGAAGTTATAACAGAGGTTCCAGAAGAGAATGCTCAGCTATGGTATGATAATTTGGTAAAAATCATGTCAACTCCACCTTTGTGGGCACAAGACCTTCCACTTAATGCAGATGGAGGAGTTATGGATTTTTACCAAAAATGATTAGTATTTATGCAAGTAGATAAATTGAAATATGATGAAAATTTGAGCATAGCAATTGGACTAAATGTTTCAAGTAAAGTATGGAAAAATACCAAAACTACTTGGAGCAATTTAGTTCAAAAGCTAGCTACTCCTGTAGTAACCGCTGAAACATATAAGCGGTTTATGAGTGCTACAAAAGAAGAGCAAAGTAAGATAAAAGACGTAGGAGGCTTCGTAGGAGGTTTTCTTACTAATGGTAAGCGTGAAAAAACAAATGTCTTATACAGGCAGCTTATAACCTTAGACATTGACTTTTCTCATGAGAACTTTTGGTGGGACTTCCAAATGCTTTTTGATTGTGCAGCAGTTATACACTCAACTCATAAGTCATGCCCAGAAAAACCAAGGCACAGATTGATAATTCCACTTGATAGAGAAGTATCGCAAGAAGAATATCAAGCTATTGCTCGAAAAGTCGCTGGAGACCTAAACATTGATTTGTTTGACCAGTCAACTTTTGATGTAAATAGACTTATGTTCTGGCCGTCTGTATCATCAGATATTGAGTACTACTTTGAATTTCAAGACGGACCTTTCCTTGAAGCTGATTATATCCTTGGGCTATATGATGATTGGCATGATACGAGCGAATGGCCAACTGCTACAGATAGCACAGATGTAATAATGCAAGCTATCAAAAAGCAAGAAGACCCAGAAGATAAAAAAGGCATAATTGGTGTTTTCTGTCGTACTTATACTATACAAGAAGCTATTGAGACTTTTCTTTCAGATGTATATACACCAGCTGGAGAAGGGCGATATACGTATATAAATGGCTCTACAGCTGCGGGCTTAATAGTCTATGATGATAAATTTGCATATTCTCATCATGGAACAGACCCTGCTGGAGGTAGACTATGTAATGCATTTGACTTAGTTCGCATACATAAATTTGGCCATTTAGATACAGGCAAAGAAAAAGAAGACAAAGATAAAAAGAGCTTTAAGGCAATGGAAGAATTTGCCTCTAAGGACTCTACAACAAAAAAGCATATTGCTGAAGAAAAGTTTGCTGAAGCTAAATTCGAGTTTGCAGAAGAAGCAAAAGCAGAAGTTCCTGAAGAATATGATACTTCATGGACAGAAGAGCTTGACGCTAATACAAAAGGCGAATATGATAATTCTGCCAATAACTTGAATATAATAATTCAGCATGACCAATTCTTAAAAGATGTATTTAAGCTAAACATTTTTGATAATAAAAGATATGTTACACGTTCGTTACCATGGCGTAAAGTCGATACTGTGGAGCCTCTTCGTGATGTTGACTATTCTGGTGTTCGTAATTACATTGAGTGTGTTTACGGCATTGTGTCAAGTCAAAAAGTGGACGACGCGCTTGCGCTTGAATTTGAAAAGAAAAAGTTCCATCCGATAAGAGAGTATATATGTGCTCAAAAGTGGGATGGCATACCGAGAGTTAATACATTATTGATTGATTATTTTGGAGCAGAAGATAACGCTTATACTAGAGCCGCCATTAGGAAGACGTTGGTGGCGGCTGTTGCGAGGGTATTCGAGCCAGGTATTAAGTTCGACACAGCGCTTATACTTGTCGGAGAACAAGGAACATATAAAAGTACTTTCGTTAAAAAGCTCGGCATGGAATGGTTCTCAGATACATTCACGACTGTGCAGGGCAAGGAGTCATTTGAGCAGATACAAGGAGCGTGGCTGATTGAAATGGCAGAGCTTTCAGGCCTTAAGAAAGCAGAAGTAGAGTCAATCAAGCACTACATATCAAAAAGAGAAGATATGTTCAGGCCGGCGTATGGTAGAACAGTAGAAACATATAAAAGGCAATGTGTATTTTTTGGTACTACTAACAACGAAGATTTTTTACGTGACCCGACAGGAAATAGACGATTTATGCCTATAGATGTAAGACCAGAATATGCTACAAAGTCCGTAAATGATGACCTCACGCAAGATGAAGTAAATCAAATATGGGCTGAAGCATATCAGTTATATTTAGCAAAAGAGCCTTTATACCTCGTTGGTGATGAAGATATAATTGCTAAGATTGAGCAACATAAACACTCAGAAGCAGATGAGCGAAAAGGTATTATTGAAGAATATCTTAATACTAAATTTCCAGATGATTGGGATAAAATGGACCTGTACGACAGAAGACGTTGGCTTGAAGACCCATTGTCTAAAAACGGTACAGTGCAAAAAGACTTTGTCTGCATTGCTGAAGTATGGTGTGAGTGCCTCGGCAAAGATAAGACAGAAATGTCAAGATATAATACCAGGGAGGTTAATGAAATTCTTAGGTCATTGCCTGAATGGGAAGCTATAGCATCCACTAAGAACTTTCCTTTATATGGTAAACAGAAATACTATAAACGTAAAGATAGCTTATTATGATAGCAAATTTTTATAAGAAAAACGGTATAGAAGCTCGTAATTACAAGCTAATTGCTTCTAAGAATATAGATTGCATTCCACAAAAAGGAAACCTTATTGTATTCTCTGGGCAATTGTTCGTAATAGACAAAATATGCTTTGATATAAATAAGTGTGAATATAATCTTTATATTGTAAGAGTATGATTATTAAGCAATATATAGTAGAGTGTGATAAGTGCGGCAAGCTGATTGGTATTTATAACAATTATAAGCCAAGCTTAAAACAATTACGCAAATGCTGCGGAATTGTTATAATAAATAATAGTAAGCCACGGCTAATATGTAAAGATTGTATAAAGCATGATGATAGACAGTGAAAAAGTTATAGAGCGCAAATTGGCCGAGCTTGTTAAAATAAACGGTGGCATGTGTATAAAACTGCTGTGTGACCAACTTATAGGCTTACCAGATAGAATGTGCTTATTTCCAGGCCATAAAATAGTTTTTGTGGAATTAAAAACAACTGGACGAAAGCCTAAACGCATACAGGCATATATGCACAATAAGCTTAGAGCTTTGGGTTTTAGAGTTGAAGTAATAGATACGATAAAAGGCGTTGAACAATTTATAGATAGTATAATTTATGATAAGTAACATAGTTGCATTTATAATAGGTGCTTTGTTTGGTTTAGCTTGTTTAACTATATTTAACAGTAACAAAAGATGAAAGAAACAGATTTACATAAATACCAATTAGCTTGCGTGCAGCATATAATCGAGCATCCATTTTGTGGTGTATTTGTAGATATGGGCCTTGGCAAAACCATATCAACTCTTACTGCTATAAATTATTTGATGTTTGATTATTGTGAAGTTAATTCTGTATTAGTTATAGCTCCAAAACGAGTGGCTGAGTCAGTTTGGCAAGAAGAAGCAGAGAAATGGGAACATACAAAGCATTTGCGCTTTTCTAAGATTATAGGTACTGCTAAACAGCGAATAGCAACTGTTATGGAAACAAAAGCTGATATTTATATCATATCAAGAGATAATGTTGCATGGCTTTGTGCTTTATATGGCGGAGGCAAATTACCTTTTGATATGGTAGTAGTCGATGAGCTTAGCAGTTTTAAGTCTTATAAGTCACAGCGTTTTAGGGCATTACGCGGCGCAAGACCTTATCTTAAAAGGTTAGTAGGACTAACTGGTACACCCGCTCCAAATGGACTTATTGATTTGTGGCCTCAAATATATCTTATGGATAGAGGCGAGCGCCTTGAAAAGACAATATCCAGATATAGAGAAAGGTATTTTCGGCCAGGTCAAACGAATGGTCATGTCGTATATTCATACGATTTGATGAGTGACTCAGAATATCTAATACATAAGAAAATAGAGGATATTTGCATAAGCATGAAAGCCGATGATTATCTTGAAATGCCGTTTAGGACAGATAACTATATAAAGCTTAGAATGCCTGAAGCTCTAAAGAAGCAATACGATGACTTTGAAAAGAATAAAGTGCTTGACTTAATAAGTGCTACTGAAACGATTGAGCAAGAAGACGAAAATGGTAATTCAGTATTTGTTGAAAAGCCTGTGGAAGTAAACGTAGTCAATGCCGCTGCCCTTTCAAATAAATTACTTCAATTTGCTAATGGAGCTATATATGATGAAGAAAGAAATGTGTTTCCAATTCATGATATTAAGCTTGAAGCTCTTAAGGAAATAATCGAAGATGCAAATGGCCAATCTGTACTTGTGGCATGGACCTATCAGTTTGATAGAGATAGAATTGTTAAGTATCTTAAAAAATATAAGCCAAGAGAGCTTAAAAACAATAAAGATATTGAAGACTGGAATGCTGGTAAAATACAAGTTATGTTGGCACATCCAGCATCAGCAGGTCATGGGCTTAATCTTCAAGCAGGAGGTAGCATAATAGTTTGGTTTGGGCAAACATGGAGTCTTGAATTATATCAGCAGTTTAATGCTCGATTATATCGCCAGGGACAGCAAAATCATGTTGTTATAAACCATTTAATTTTGCAAGGCACTCATGATGAAGATGTAATCAGAGCACTTAAAGCAAAAGATAAAAAGCAAAATGCCTTAATGGATAGCATAAAAGCAAAAATTGACAAATATAAAAAATTTATGTAATATGGGACGTAATGGAAAACAAGCTCCGGTATTTCCGGAAATGGTAAAATTTGTTAACGATAATGTTGGCAAAGTAGTAAGTTCAAAAGAAATTCTGCTTGGTAAAGAACCAGGTAGAAACTCAGAAACTGCATATCTTTATAAGTTCGTAAAACTTGGGTATGTAGAGCCTGTAGGCGATAATAGCTTTGTTAAAGACAAAACAGCAAGCTTTAAGGTGATAAAAGAATTTCCTAAACATTACAATTCTGTTATGTTTATGGATGAACTGAGAGTGGCAAATGGGTATATACCAGATAATCGTAAACGTAAAGTATATTGATATGAAAGCAACAGATGTACAAATAGGTGGTAGCCATTATAAAGATATGGCTATGCAACCAATAGAACTTATAACTGCTTTAAGATGCTCTTTTATACAAGGATGCATTATAAAATATATTAGTAGGTATAAAGCTAAAAATGGAGTGCAGGATATAAAGAAATGTATTCATTATGCTCAGTTAGCTATTCAGTTAGGAGATAAAAGAAGATGCAATGATAAAACTCTCTCTCTTAACATAAATAAGTTTATTATTAAAAATAAGCTAACAATACTTCAGCGGAGAATTATTACTCAAACTGCATATAATAATTATGGGCAAGTTATTCAATTTTGCAAAGAATTACTGCAAATAGAATATCCAGAAGAGCAATAAAATCTGGCCAAGTTAAGAAGTGTTAAGTGAGTGCATTTTATAATGAAAAAATTTTCTATTCTCGGAGAAAATTAGTATATTTGCATATCTAAATAAAGATAATAAAATGGACAAGAAAAGAACCTTTCAGCAAATAGCCAAAGATATAAAGTCAACATGGCTTAATGTATATTTTGGCGCAGTGCCTTATTTAGAGGCAATGCTAACACTTGATACTTCAGATCCGAATGCTATGTATTTTTATGATACTGCAGGAGATATTGTTAGATACTTCTTAGCTAATGCTCAAACATTTAGAGGAGCGGATGCAAAAAGATTAAAAGAAGAACTTAAAAATTTAGCAGTGTAATGAAGAAAATAATTATCGGACTATGTGTTATCATAGTAATACAAGCTTTATGTATTGTCTATATGAATAGTGCTATAGGCCAAAATACTAAGCATATAGAAGCTTTAGAACAATATACAAAAGCTCAAATATATAAGAAAGATGCACAGCTTTATCTTATGAATTCTCAATGGAACAACCCAGAAGTTCATAAGCTATTGGCCGACTCTTGTAAAATGGATTGTATTAACTATAAAAACGGTAAATAATCATGGCTAACATCTTAGAACAAGCAAATAAAATCGTAAATGAGCACTCAGAGGAAAAAGAGCGTCAATATGGGCCATTCCAGGCATCAATGGAAAGAGCAGCAGCTCTTTATAACTTGATGTCGCCTAAAGACCAGCAAATAACAACTGCTGGTATGTATAGAGCTATGATAGCTCTTAAGTTATCGCGTGAGGCTTATGCACACAAAGAGGATAATCTTCTTGATGCAGTAGCTTACATGGGCTCTATGAATGACTATCTGGAAGAGCATAAAGATATTTTTAATGACAAATAATTATGAAGCAGTTTATTAAAAATTTTTTAATAGGTTTATGCCTTGCACCTATAGCAATAGTGATAGCATGTGTAATGATTTCGCCTATATTTATTATGATGTATGTGCATAGCGAATATATACAAGGGCTACTACTGTTAGTATATATGGCTTTATTATTTGCCGCCACTGTGTCGACTATTAACAAACTATCAAAAAAAAATAATAAAGAACTTAGAGATAAAATTAAAAATAATTATGGCAAAAGTTTATAACACAACAGACCTCAGACCAGACCAGGCGTTTGAGCGTCATGTATTCCACAGAGACCAGTTTGCGCATTATCTGCGATGGACTCATATCTTGAAAGAAGCCAAAATTGGTGAGTCTATTGTTGATTTTGGCTGTGGAGCTGCTAACTTGCTTGAGGTATTATACAGAAACAAGTTTAAGCAAAAAGAATATATCGGTATCGATATTCGCGAAAAAACAATTCAAGAAGCAACTGAGAAGTATGCCAATGTACCTTGGGCTCATTTCTATGTTGCTGACCTTGCTAAAAACTACATGGATTTCAGCAAATTTAATGCTGACAAAGTCTGCGCTTTTGAAGTGCTTGAGCACGTTGGCAAACAGAATGCAGATGCATTTTTGGAGAACTTTAAGGCTTGTGGCAATAATAACGCTACTTATTACCTTTCAACTCCAAACTATGACCCATCTGTAGGAGCAGCTGGTAATCATACTTATGACTCAGGTGATGGTCGCGGAGTTGATGTGCAAGAGTTTGACCATTGGGAACTCGAAGGCATATTGTTGAAGCATTTCAACATAGTAAAGAAGTTCGGTACATTTGCTTCAGCTAAAGACTATAAGCCACTGATGAACGATTGGCAACAGAAAATGTTTGATGCTCTTAAAGAGTATTATGACTCAAACCTCATTGCCAATATCATGGCTCCTATGTTCCCAGATGCTTCACGTAATACTCTTTGGGTATTAAAGCGTAAGCCGGGAGATGTAAAAGTTGCTCCTAAAGCCACTAAGCAACCAAGTTTATTCGATGACGATTTAATGTAACAGATATGAAGATAAAAGAAGCTTTATTCAAACTCAATGACTTTTGCAATGCAAATAGAATTGAGTATATGGTAACAGGTACAACTGCTCTGGCTATGCTCGGAGTTCCGTCTAATCCACAGGATATAGATATAAAGGTATTTCATTTGAAAGAAGAGCAGAAAGCAAAGTTAAAAGAACTTCAATTCCTGTCTGACCTTGGGAATGAAAACTATGAAGAAAGCACGCGTTACTCATTTGTAATCGGTGGAGTCAAGATAAATGCTATCATTGACAAGACTGAAAGCCACGATGAGATTATATCCAAAGAGGTAGTATTGGATATAATCGACGAGCCTCACGCAAAACATCATCTTATAGGTGTTCAGCTAGTAGCTCTCGCCTTAAAAGATAAGATGAAGCTCAGAAGAGATAAAGACAAAATATATATGTTGAACTTAATTGCTAATTTGGCATCATTATGAAAAGTTTAATTTCAGTAACTCCAAGAGAGTTTAAACGCAACTTCAATGAAGTAATGGAAATGTGCACAGATATGTGCATGACAACCAATCAGGAGATTATTATCACTGTTCCTACGAGCAGAAAGTCAAATACTCATGCAGAAATAGCCAAGCTTGTTCCTGTAGAAAAAGGTATCAAGTATGAGTACAACAGAGAGCTTATGGATAAGCATGGCATTAACGCTTCTAATCCTAAGGCCGCAAAGATTGAAGCTATTATGGCTGAAGCCTTTGAAAAATCTGGGTTGGCCGAGTATTATAGAAAGAATAAAGAGGCTGTAGGATATATGCAAAAAGCAATGGCACTTGCGGCTGAAGAACTTGTTAAAATGATGCGGTCATGAAGTTTGCAAAAATAAGAAATGTAAAGTCCCCTGTTCGCGGGACTGGTAAAGCAGCAGGAATTGATTTTTTCGTTCCTAACTTTGGTAGTAACAAAGGCTTTATCGTAAATCCAGGAACTGATGTTTTAATACCATCAGGTATTAAGATGGAAATTCCAGAAGGATATATGCTTATGGCAGCTGATAAATCAGGAGTTGTAACTTCTAAATGGGCTTGCCTTGGAGCTGGTAGAACACCGAAAGCAGAAGCATTTGAAAGCATCGTTATCCTCGGAGCCAAGATTGTAGATGAAGATTACCAGGGTGAAATTCATATACATGTTGTTAATGTCGGCAAAGCCAAGGTCCACATTAAGCCAGGTATGAAAATAGCACAATTTATTCTTGTGCCTGTATCGTATGAAGGTCTTGAAGAAGTTTCTGAGTCAGAGCTTTTCAGCCGTTCATCTGAGCGTGGTGATGGAGCACTCGGGTCTACTGGGTCATACTAAAAATAACTAAATTGAAATTAATTATGAAAGCAATTGGAATTAAAATGGTTGACTTACAATCAATGACAGCTAATGAAGCTATAGAAAAAGGTTATAAAACCAATAATTACACTGGTGAAGAAAAAGGTTATGAAGTAACTTATCCAGATGGCTATAAATCTTGGTCGCCAAAAGCTGTTGCTGATAAGGCTTATTTTAAATTAGCTGATGAACACGGTGAAACAATTAAGCAAGAAGACATTGAAAGGTTTATTGCTAAAGAGAGCGTCACAACAGCTGGAAGTAAAAATACGGTAGTTACTCTTACTACAATTACTGGTTTTGAAGCCAATTGTATTTCTTCATGCATAAAACCAGAAAATTATGATGCTAATATAGGCAAAAAGTTTGCTAGACCACATGCGGTAGACCAAATTTGGGCTGGCTTAGGATTCGTTCTTCAGTGGGCAAAATATGGACTAACATTCAACGAATAATCAATTTATTCACTATTCTCGCGCGCGATATTGCACTTTAAGTATGAAGCAAAAGATTTATATTCAGAAAAACAGGTGGGCTCTAGGACGCGCGAGAATATAACTTTAAAGATTATGGCAGAAATTCCTCAAATAATTAATACAAGCCAGTTTCTTAGGTTCGCAGCTGTATATGCTAACAAGTTCAAAGCGAATAAAGGATATGGCAGATGGCTTGCAGAGTACGAGCACATGGATAAAGCCGATATGTTTAAACCAGAAAATATAAGAGAACAGTATATAAAAATACTCAATGGCACGAGCCGGTTATCTTATATATACTGGGATGCGGTACACTATATTTGTATACAAGCTCTTGATGCTACCAAAGCTTTTGTATCAGCCAATTCATTTGAAATAAGAGTAATTACTGGCGAAATAGCATTTGACGATAACGACGAAGAACTTACAGGCTTATCTATGGAAGAAGCAATAAGTATTTGCAATGCCATGAATGAGGAAGCTGAAGAATTGTTATTTAGAGTTTATAACAGTAACACTAATAAAATAGTTAAATGATATGGCAAAGTATATAGAAGATGAAGTTCACATTGAAAGTCCGATGGATTTAGAAGCTGAATTATGTAAATATAATTGCAAAACTGAAAAAGAACTTGATGAGCTTCTTTGGTATGATTATGGAGTTGCACTTATATTAGATTATAAAGATAAAGAAGAGAATAACGTATGAACATAGCTTATAAAAATGCTACTGAGGCTTTTGAAGACCTATATGCTTTTATTATGGGCCAAGGAGTAAATACTAATGTTGGAACAAAAGCTGTTTACAATGTTGGTTTTTATTTACTTAATCCTCAGCAACGCGTCATAACAACAGAATGGCGTAAATTTAGCGAACGATATGCAGAGCGCGAATATGCCTGGTATATGTCTGGAGATAGGAGTGTAGCTGAAATTAAAAAGCATGCTCCTATGTGGGATAAAATGCATGGTGGAGATAACATTGTCAATTCTAATTACGGATGGCAGTGGACTCGCAATGGCCAATTGGCAAAGTGCATTGAACAGCTTAAAGAGAATAAAGATACTCGTCAAGCTTGGTTTACTATATTTGATGGCAAAGAAAAAGATGACTATAAGTATGATACACCTTGTACGCTATCAGTCGGATTTGATATTAAGCCTCAAATAGGAGCTCTTGATATGTGTGTAACTATGCGAAGCAACGATTTGGTTTATGGTTTTTGCAATGACCAATATTGCTGGACAAAACTTCAACAATTAGTCGCATATGAGCTCGATGTGCCAATAGGCACTTATTACCATTTTGCTCATGATTTGCATATATATAAGAGACACTTCGATATGCAAGAAAAGTATTATAAACAACAACTTAAAAACTTATAAAAATGAAGCCGGAAGATTTGAAAGTTATTGATATTATTCAAATGCCTCAGTTTGAAAAGCATATTGAGGCTTTGATTAAGGATTTGTACTTAACTCGTACGAAGATTATGAATGAATATCCTGGTGCTCAATTCAAAAGAGGTCCCATTGAAAGATTACAAGGAAAAAAGGTATTTGGGCCTAAAGCTCTTGCCGCTCTTTATGCGAAAGTAGTCGATAAGACTATAAATACAAGCGAATATCCTTCTACACTTAGAACTTTTATTAAAGGAATAGGTGATGAAGCTTTTCATAGGACTTATGTTGAATTAAAGCAAGCAGAAGGAGAAAGACAAGTAATTGGTATTAAGAAGATAGAAGATGAACAATCCAATAAGGGAGATAATAAAGAGCAATCTGCAGAAATTGAGCAAAGATGAGTTAGTTGATGCACTGGCTGATGTTTATATGGCATGCCGTCCGTTTAGCATAATAAGCTCATTGAGCTGTGTACAAGAAATAAAAAGCCCAATAAAAGAAGCTATAAACCAGCAAGCAAATATACAGCGCATAAATGCACAATTTGCAGAAATAAAACAACCATTAAATATATTAGAAAAATAAAAAGTTATGGAAATAACATTGCATGAGATATTAGCATTGGTTCTTTTTGGCTCAGGAATGTTTAGCTTGGGTATGAACGCAGAAAAGTATTTATATAAAAAAGGATTATGGAAATGAAAAAAGTACTTAAATTTTTATGGAGATGTGTAGGTGTACTTTATTTCCCTATATATCTATTAGCTTGGGTATTGCATAAAATAGCAAGACTCACGCTTGCGATTGCATATTTTGGATTGCTTAGCAAGCAAGCTGGAAAAGATATAATCAAGTCATTATTTAAGTGGCATGGAAGATATTAAGCAATATGGAGACTTAACCGAAAAGGAACTCTTTGAATTTCTCGATGAAATTAAAAGCGATGATGAGGATATTCAAGAGGCTCAATCTGAGGCGATTGAAAAAATTACCTTGGAAGAAGAGCATGTTGAATTATCTGAAGAAGAGCAGGAAAACAGAGAGATTGAAGCTAGATATGGAGATAAAATGCCATGGACAGGCTTAGGTCCAAACAATTGCCGAGGTGTAAAACTGTTTGGACCTGAGGGACAGCGCAGAGCTGCGATGGCTAGCATAGAAGCTAAAAGGAAAAAGTCTCAACGGCTTAAAGAAGACAGAATACGTATTCAGCGTGAAGCTTTCAGGCAAGAATATATACGCCTGAGTGACCCTATAGGAAATGAAAGGATTAAGCTGTTAGTTTCATCACTTGTTAAAGAACACACAAGAATGGTTGATAAATACTCAACTTATATAAACAAGCGATTAACTACTTTACTTAATCCTTTTATTCCACGTAGGTTAAGAATATGTAAAAGCTTATATCCTGACTCAATTCGTCCATGCCCTGGCTTTTTATATAGAGCAAGTGAGGAATATGGTGCTGGATTAACTTTCTGGGCAATGCCTAATATTCCATATTACTTTGCTCAAAATACAGAGCAGAAAGTTCTTATGGAGCATAAATCACCATTCTTGGTAAATGTGGACCAGTCCATAAAGTTCTATCATGAGCATCTTAAAAAAAGAGCGGACAAAGAGCTTAAATATGCTTCTTTAATATACCAAAAAGGCGTATATTCATACTTTGACCTGTTAAGGCTTAATCCATTTTGGTATGAAGTTCTATATAACGATTTGCAAAACAAAATTAAAGAAATGGTATGAAAAGTAATAACACTAAATTAGCATTGCCAAGAATTTTAATCTATCAAGATGAAGACTGTAAAATCCTGGTAGATTATTTGGTGTATAACGGCTTTCAAGTAATAACCTCAACTGAGAATGATATACTAATCAAAATCAGAGAAAAGAATTATGACTTATGCATATTAAGCCATTATAAAACAACAGATGCCTCTATGAGGCTAAAGCCATTAAAATTTTTGCGCAAATCAGATGATAAAATACCTGTAATAATGGTATCAGACAAGGCCCGATATGAGTATGTTATTGAAGCATTTGATGAAGGCGCAGATGATTACGTTATAAGACCATATAACATTGAGGAGCTTATAAGAAGAATAAAAGCCGTTCTAAAAAGATGTGGTGTGCGAGTAAGAAGTATAGAGCCATCTTATGAGATAGGCGATTACCTGTTTAATACAGTAGATAAAATTCTTACTATAGGCAGTGTAAAAACACAGCTTAATAATAAACAAAGTCAAGTTCTTGCTTTACTATGTGCCTATAAAAATGAAACATTACCTAAGAAAATACTTATGCAACAAGTATGGACTGATGATAACTACTTTAATAAACGTAGCTTAGATGTCCATGTATGTATGCTGCGAAATATGCTTAAAATGGATAACCGAGTAGCTATAGAAACCATACGAGGAGTCGGTTATTCTCTCGTTATAGAAGAAGATGAAAGCTTAATGTAAAAAAGGCAGACTACTTTTCTGTAGTCTGCCTTATATTTCTCTCGTTCACTTGTTAAGCTACACGCTTTTTGAAATTCTTCAAAAAATACAAGCTCATTTTTCCTGTCACAAAATCCTCATCTTGATTGCCTGTATGAAAACACTTAAGGCCATATTTATTGGTATAAACCTTAAAATCACCACGTAATTCTCTCGTCCCAGTTTGGTTATTAAACCACCACACTCTAATATGATTTGCATCAAGCCATTTTATTTGCTGCTGAATATATTTAGTAAGGTTCTCATATTCATCATAATCGGCTTGGTCTTCAACATACGGGACAAAGGTGCATTCTATAAGGTCTGAGTCATCAACCGCTTTCCAATCATCTTCTATATAAAAATTATTGGAAAACATTTCAGATACCTCATTGGCTTCTTCCAAATTGTCTTCGTCTAACGGCTCTTCGCCATAATACAAAAAGCAAAAAGCATCATTTGATATTTGCAAAGTCTGCTTTTTGCTGTAATCTAAAACAAAATTGCTCATTTATTCTCCCGTTCTATAGTTTCACGATATTTCTTCTCAAGCTCTGCTATTTCATCTAAAGCAGCTTGAGGCTGAACTAATTGAACAGCGATTGGCAGTTCATTTTCTTCTTGCATTGCTTGAACTGACTGAAAGCCATCAAGCAAATTCTCTTGCTGTACCTCTTGGGTATTCTCTTGTCCAATTGTGGCGGATATTCTCTCGGCCATTTTAGTGCCGGATTGGCCATTCCAATATGGACAAATATCACATAACCGCTCATGTTTACAGCCTATACATTCGGTATAGCCGGACATAAGCCGCTCATTTTTAATGGCCATGCGGCTTTTATGTGTTCTAGTGTGTAACATTTTTAACAGCTTTACTTTTGTTCTTTTATAAGCTAAAATACAAAATAATCTTGATATAAATTACTGTTTTACAGACTTTAACATAAAAATTTTTCACTGGTTTATTGCAGCTTCAAAATAAAAATATAGAGCTCTAAATGCCTTGAAAATATATGAAATTTCATTATTCTCGTTCATTCTCTCCTCATTTCTTTTTATAGATTTATTTACTATTATTCTCAAATAAAAGTGTCCTAGAAGCCAAGAAAATGAGTCAACTTTTTAGCCATAAATTTAACAGCTATTTATATAACTGCTTGGTGGCTTAAAGCTCAGGAAAGTCCATGCCTCAATTCATATTATAGACTTTATAAAAATACGTTGATAGATACACTTCTTTTGACCTCTATCGCGTCAAATTGAGTTAACCCATATTATAGTACACCTAAAGCCTAAAAGTGTCCTAGAACGCGAAAGAAGCATGTTTCTATGAGTTTACATATTTTAACATAAATCGCAATAATACAAAAATAGCCGCATACTTAGATATGCAGCAAAAAAAGAGCCGCCTCTTTCGAGACGGCTCCATGGGAGAAACGGTGTCAGGTGGCTGTATTATGCAAGTGACTCCTCTTCGGCTGTAGTCTCAGCAGGAGCTTCGGCAGTTTCTCCATTTGCCTGACCGGCAAAATATTCATCCAGCTCCTTCTTTGCATCCTCTAGCTGTTTCTTTTTGGCTTCCAGCTCTTCCTGAGCTTTCTGCAGCTTCTCCTCTGCCTTCTTCATATTCTCCTCGCAGCGAATTACGCGGTCCTGAGGAGTAAGTGGAGTGCGGGTTGCTGCTGCCTCACGGCGCTCCAAATACTTGGCTTTGAGCTGTGCACCTTCTGCGTCGAACTCTCCGGCAATCAGCAGTCCTTCAGTGGTAACAACCTTATGCATGGTCTTCGTTGCAAGCGGATTGCCTTCGATAGGAGCCGGAACTGAAATGCGGTAGAGCAAGCGCTGAGCTCGTTTGTCAGGCACGATTGCCACGATACGGCCGCTAACCATTTCGATGTGCTCTTCGCCGTTTTCGTCAGTAGTGCGGTATTTCTCGAATGCCACACCCTTGCCGACGTTACCGATAACTTTGTTAACCTCTTCGGCAATTACTTCCGGTGTCCATTCAATTTTGTCTGCCGGGTCTTTTGCTTTGCGAGCGCGGGCTTTTTTCTCCGGCTCAACAACTTCGTCCAGAATACGAACAAGATTGCTGTCATGTACCTTAACGATGCGGCGTCCGTCGTCTGTCTTGATTGCATAAAGCACCTTATTGCTGCGCTTCTCTTCAATCACTCCGGCGATATAGCCGTCAACCCATTCTGCGGTGTTGAAAGGAACTGCCTGACAACGGTGGTTAACATTCTTCTTCAGCTCTTCGGCCAGTGCATGACGGTCCTCATCGGTCATCTTTGGCTTTTTCTCCTGAGTTGCCTTGCTGCCATTGTAAACCGGGTTGAGTCCGTCATTCTCTTCAGCTGCCTTGATAGCTGCTTCTTCCTCAGGGCTGAGCTGAGTTTCTTCTTCACTTGCAGGAGCAGCAGGAGTCTCTTCTGCGGTTGCCTCAGGAGCAGCAGGAGTCTCTTCTGCGGTTGCCTCAGGAGCGGCAGGAGCGGCAGGAGCAGCAGGGGCCTGAGCCTGTTCACGAGCTGCGAGTACGGCCTCGATAGCCTTCTTGTCTTCGTCACTTGCTGTTGCCAAAAGAGCGTTCAGCTTCTTCGTTGTCATCTGCGAAAATTTCTTTGTTGCCATAATACTGTAAATTTTGAATTGTTATTAAAATGTTATTGTTTAATTTTGATATTGCAAATATACTATGTTTTTTTGAATTATTGAGCCACTTTGGGAACTTTTTTCCAAGTTTTATGTTAAAAAATATCAATTGAGTTTCTTAAACGGCCCTAAGAGTCCGAGAGTACTTATACTATATCCCTCCTTGCCAAAGAATTTGAGTGCCATATTAGCCAATTTCGTTGTCCCTAAGGCATCCGAAGACGCTACTATGATAGCTACATAACCCTCATCGTTGGACACGATAGCGCAATCCGAAATGGCTTCTATGAAGTTCTCCATACTGTCCAAATTCTCTCGAGTGGCCTCAACTTCAAGCCTATAAACCTCTACAAACATTTCGTTTCTTGCCATGTTATTTAGCTTTTACGGTTTTGTAGCTCTTGCTTACCTCTATGCTGAACACACCATGCCAAAGAGCAAATCGGATTGCTGTTTCTGAGTTGTCTTGTTCAACTGCAATTGTTGGTGTCAAAAACAATGTTTCTGACTTAGTTGCTGAAAATTTCATTGTTACCATATTACTGTAAATTTTTATTAGTTGCTCCGCAACAATATTGCGAAAGCAAGGATTAAACTTAGTGCCGCTGTAGGTGTCGCTCCTAAACCGTTTCTATCCGCAGCGGCTAAGGTCATGCATTCTCTTGAGGAGTGCCGTCCCATTCTGTTACTTGCTCGAGTACAATGTACCGGCGTCGCTTTGTGCGACACATAAGAGCCGCATAGCTGTCTGCATCTGCTTTGTTATCAAACTTCTCCACAACTGTGGGATTGAAAATACCGCTGTTATAGGCAGCTGCTACATAAAAAACTGTTGTTTCCATATTCGTTATATCTTTTAAGTTATATGCAAATATACTACTTTTATTTTAATCTGGTTACTGCTTTAAGAACTTTTTTCGTTAAATAATGTTGGTTATTTTACGTTCATTCTTGCTGCATATTCATCAATTTGTTCTCTTGTTCATAATTTTACTGTTTTAGGGTTTATTATTGTGCCCAGCAGTGGAGTCGAACCACTGTGCCACAGTTCCGCGGCTCTCCCGGCCTGAGCTCTCCTGCTATTCTGGAATGTGATATTGCTTCAATATTTCATTTCTCTCGCTGCTTTTCATTTTTGTTAAGTTTATAACACCTCTGACTGTCCATAAATAAACATAGTCACAGTGGTTTATCCAACTTCTTTGACATTTCACTCGGTATTCATTTGCTTCTGTATAGCTTTTGAAACCACTTCTATAGTCATATTCACTGTCATCTCTTTCAACATACAAAAATGCTTGTTTCATGTTCATGATTTTGCTGTTTTTAATAATTCTCTCGGCAATATCGCCAATTGTGCCCGGCAGGAGAATCGAACTCCTGTATGTCCAACCCGGGCGAACGGCTCCGGCGTCCCACTGTCGTGGAACAACCGGCAATCCGTTTTATCGAATATTTATGCCGTTCTCGTCTACTGTAATTACCTCAACCAGCATTGCCTTGCCAGGTATTTCTCTTGTCTCGGTAATTTTCTTGCCGTCCTCTTCACGTTCTACTGTCTCCTTTTTCGGTTTGTCCTCTTTGTAGATGCAGTAGGTGTGTTCGTAGTAGCCACGCAGGTCATCGCGTTTTGCTGCATCTTTGATACACTCGAGGATATTTTTCTCGGCATAGTAGTGGCATTCACTGGCAAACATTCTCTCACCGGTTATTTCCTCGTTGTCAATTCTTACTTCTCCTGTTTCCAACATACTGTTCGGAATGTTCGTCAATACGAAATGGTAATTTCTGTTTACTTTCATTGCTATAATGTTTTATTGTTATTACTTATTTTATCTATGCAAATATACTAATTATATTTGAACCGGAAAAACTTTGAGCAACTTTTTGTGTTAATTTTTGTTTGTAATCTCAGTTGTTTCGTTCGTTATTTCCGATATGCAAATATACAAATAATATCTGATATGCGAAACTTTTTGGATAAAAATTTTCGGTGCTAAAAAAAATAACATAGGAAAATTCTCAGGCTTAAGTTGTGTTAAATCAGATGGTTGTTAACCACATTTAATATTCTGGCAGTTAGCCAAGTAGCATGTACAATAAACTTCAATATGGTGAAATATAGCAAGTTAGGAAATGTTAAATTTACGTTAAGAATTGTGGCTCAATTCCTGTGTGGCTGTGAACCACTCTGGCCAGAATGATTGTGGTACCAGAGTGGCTCCGTGGCTCAATCTAACATTTCCTAACCTGTTCTGAGCCTCTCAGTCATATAAACTATCATCGCAAGGATTTGAACGCGATACGGGTCACGAGATCAAGCCAAACAGGCTCAGAGCCATTCAATTCATTTGTTAAAGCCTGTTAACGTGCCGGCTCAGAGCCATTCAATTCATTTGTTAAAGCCTGTTAACGTGCCGGCTCAGAGGCTCGCAGGCCAATTGTTAAAACGTGTTGGTGCGAGTTAGGCCCCTGCCGCAGTGCCAATTGTTAAAACGTGTTGGTGCGAGTTAGG